CTTCGTCTTCTACCAACTTGCTCGTTAGCAAACTTCTGTACCTCTTGTTTATACTTATTTTCGTATAGTGTCAACATGTCTATCGGGCCTTTTAAAAATCCATATGCCTCTGATAAACAGCAATATAATAGACCATTTGGAAAATTAAGACTAATGTAGTTAGTGTCATCATTTTCTAATAAAGCAGGAGCTGCATTGTAATGCACTCTAAATTTATAAGTTGCATCAGGAACTGGAGCAAACATCATTCTTCCAGATGTGGTGTCAGATTCTCCTGTGGCTCCTCCAAACATAGCATAATATTTTGGTTGTCCTCTTTTCGCTGACTCTGTTGATGAGATATATTCTTGAAGATACGTGACATCTTTCTTTTCTAACCAAACATTGGCACCAGTTGTAGCTGATGTTGAATCATAAACCTGTATACCCCTAATAAAAACTGCTCCTGCTGGAGCATTAATTGTTTCTTGACCTACAACGAGATCTCCAGTTTGTTGTTTTCTATCAGCATCAATTGGTACATCTCTAAAAATTCTATATTGTGCATTTAAAATTATGTTTTCTAAAACAGCATCTGTTAAAACATTTGAATCTGTTTCTGTATAACTTCTAATTTGAGTTTTTAATCCTGATGCACTTAACCCAGCCATTATTTAACATCTCCTTTATGTTTTAAACGTATCTTTTTTTGTTTTGCAGTTTCTTCTATTTCTGCTTCTTCATACAAAGTAAGATGTGGATCCTGTTTTTCAGGTTTAAATATATTTTTAATCCAATTCCAAATTTTATTTATCATGCTTCTATAGTCACGGGTCCAACAGAACAACCGTATCCTCCTCCTTTTATATTACCACTTGTAGCAGTATTTGTGTCAACTGTAAAAAAGAAAAAATTACTAGTTATGTAATCACTAGACGCATCTCTAGCATCACTTTTATATCTACCTGTTCTTATTGTATATCCAGCTGCTTTTGCAATATTAGCTCCTGTAATTCCATCAAAACTCTGTGGATTGGCATACACAAAACCACTTCCTGCAGAAGTAGTTGGTGGTCCTCTAAATCTATATGTTGTGTTATCTGTTAAACCATGTCCAGGCGAAAAAACATTTATAACTCCAGATCCTGCAGCATATGTTTCAAAACCATTGTTAGGTATTCTAACAGTTGTGGCTGGTTCTGTTCTATCAGGTCTAACATGACGCAAAGATATAGAATCACCATTCATAGGTTTTGGTTCTAATTGTGGTTGCTTTGGTTCAAATTCAGACACATGTACAAACGCACCATTCCATTCTCTTACCATTTCTTTGTATGGAAACTCCATGCCAGATCTATCTGATATTGCTCTTGCGTATTTACCTGTTGCGTATTTTGCCATTATTTGACCTCTGCTCTTTTAATTGCGGTTTTTAATGTTTTTTCTGGATTCACTTTACGAATGTCTTTAAATTTAAATTTTAATTGTTTAGGATCTTTTTTTGGTTTTTCAAATTTTTCACCAAACAATTTACCTTGTCCTCTTTTTCTAGGCATTCGAGGTTTATATGAAAAATCTTTTAAAGGACCACCTACATAATCTATATTTTTTCTCTCTCTACCTTTTGAATCTATTGTCACTCTTTTTACTGGAACTTTTCCAGCTTTTTTTAAATCAGAAACTTTTCTACTTTTTGTAAGTTTCATAATTGCGCCCATTCCTTTTGTAATTATTGTCATTATGTTCCTGGGTAATAAGCTTTTGGTGTTATGTGTGTACTTGAAGCTGAACCATCCTCTGCAAGTGCTCTTGCTAATTCATCTTCATAAGCAAGTTTCATAACTTGAACCAGTTGTGGTTGATATTTTTGTGATAGATAATATGCAAGTCCTGATACCATACAAGGTACAAATCTAAATGGTACATCAGTTGCATTTGTATAATCACCTACATCTTGAATTCTTTTTACAAAAAAGAAATGCATATCTTTAGATGCATTTGTTGAATCTGGTGTTGGATAAATATGTATTGTCACTTTATCAATAAATCTTTCTACCCAATATTGATTAGGTGTTCCTTTTGAAAGTTTATTAGAAAAACCTGCATAAGTAGATCTATCTACTTTTGTCATAGGACTATCTGATTGTGTAGTTTGAGTTCTATTAGATCTTAATTGTGCTTCAAGAACATCAGATATACCATAAACTCCGTTAGGAGTAGAAGTGGCACTTGTACCATCTCCACTAGATCTAAAAAAATCATATTCGGCTTGTCCCTCAATCAAATCTAAATCAAGTTCATCTATTTCCCAATAGTGAATACCTCTATTACCCCACTCTTGAAATAAAA